TTATAATATTCCGGGCGGTGCTCAGAATACTTCACCTGCATCTATTCTGGCTTCAGCGTACACTTGGTTACACAGTCCTCTCTACCCAATTTTGCAAAATTGGTGTAAAATGACGTCTAATCAATGGGTGCTGAACCGGATAGAATCCTGGGCCAAAGAGTTGTGGATATGGGAGGATTCCCTTCCTTTATCCTCGTCCGGACCGTTGTGTCCGTTCGAAGCAACAAATTGGCTCGGGAAACTTGGGTTCAAACCGGAACCAGCCGGTAAGGTCCGGGTGTTTGCTATGGTCGACCCATGGACACAGTGGCTCTTCGATCGCCTTCATAAAGCGATCTTTGGGCTACTGGAGCGGATACCACAGGATGGGACATTCGACCAGGAGCGTCCGATAAGAAACTTGTTTACTTGGAAAACGGCAGACGAGAAGAAATTCTCTAAGCCAATTGCCTTGTATTCATTTGATCTGTCGGCCGCTACTGATCGTTTGCCTATCGTACTTCAAAAAGTACTACTGTCTCCCTTCTTAACAAGTTGGGGGGCAGAGCTGTGGGGTTGCCTGATGGTTGGTCGGAAGTATCACTGCCCCAAGACGATCAAGTTCAGGAACGGTCCTAGACAGACTGTCTCTGAGCTGGGATATGTCCAGTATGCAACCGGTCAGCCAATGGGTGCGCTCAGTTCATGGGCGATGTTAGCTTTTCTCCATCATGCTATCGTTCAGTGGTCTGCCTTTAAGGCAGGTGTGCTTACCGCTAATAAACCGTGGTACGAGGGCTACGCTGTCTTGGGAGACGACGTAGTCATAGCACGTGATTGTGTAGCGAAGGAGTACGCCGGGATCATGAAAGCGCTAGATGTTGGGATCGGAGATCACAAGTCTCTGGTTTCAAGATCGGGCAAGGCGATGGAATTTGCGAAGCGTACATTCCTTAACGGAGTGAACGTTTCTATGGTTCCATTTGCTGAGTTCGTCGTAGGCCGCCAGAGCCTGGCTGGTCTATTGGAGCTAGTGCGTAAATACTCACTATCCTTCGGACAGATGCTATCTGTTCTGGGATATGGGTATCGCGCAAAAGCTTCAGCATCAAAACGCCTCTTCTCGCTTCCGAAACGGCTTCGGAACTACATAATCACGTTCTACGGTCCCGGGGGGCCTGGTTATACAGGTCTAAAAGGTTGGCTACCCTTGAAATCGGTAACCTCCCTATATAAGACTTCGATGACCAGGGTTCAAGGTCTCTGTAGATTATTCTTCGAGAGTGAGGTAAAACTCATTCTTGAATACCTAGACTCTTTTCAGCCTCTTATCGAGGTTGCGAAGAGGTTAGGGACTGTCTACCGAGATCGGGAACATTATGGCACGACACCTAGAGGGTCAGACCGACAATCGAAACATGGAGGGATAGAGTCTACGACCCCTAACGAGGTTGTAGATTCCCTAAATGAGACGGTATATCGGGAGGCCTTTCTGGATGTGGTCATAACCGCTCGGGACCTTCGTACTAAGCTAGAGGAAATCTTGTTGCCTCAGGCAGCACCGGAAACTAAGGAGATAGTTGAGGAGGTCTTCTGTCCACCCGAGGGGTGGTACATGAAGGAAGGACAATGGTATCGTCCGCAGACTTTAGAAGAGTATAATGCTCGACTAGAGGCTGTGTACGAACCAGACCCAAAAGGCACGGTTATTACCGATGCAGGAGTTGTTCCACACCCTGATCTCGATCTTCGTGCTCTCTACCGGGAGCATCTCAAACTGACAGTAATGCCAGAATGGATACCCGAGTATGACACAGAGAAAGAGTTTAAGGAGTGGGTCTCAGCTTCTGTCCGGAAGGGCCGTTTGTCTACCCCTGGTGTACAACCCCGTGTCCCGTTCGTCCTAGCTACATCCGTTCCATTGGATGCAGCTGGAGTTCCAGTGGCTCCGCCAGTGGAATATCGAACTCGGACTGTACAGATTGCGAAACCGCTTGAACCAAAGCTTCCGGGCTGCTCCCTTGACTGGGAGAGCCTCGAGAACCTGTGGACTCAATTCCGAGAGATCGAAGTTGAGTTCGCGGCGTTACCATTCCCTAGAAACATCCAAACAAGGGTGTCGGAAGGATCCCCTCCGACTTCTGAGTCTAAGATGCTAAAGAGATGGTATCGCTACTCTAGTACGTTTAGGGCGACTGTTGACCCAATCAACAACTAGTCAGTGTCTATGTGGGGAGTAGAGGGGACTCTACTTCTGCGGTATCTTGAGCTCGGCTCTGAAGTCGATTCTTGAAAAAGGAGTTGAAATAGACCACCTATCAAGGGTTGATGAAGTAGAATATCGAAATCGCTTGGTCAAGGCCAGGAAGAGACGCCGAATCGAGGTGATCCGGAGTATCGTGCCTGAGATCGGCTCTGAAGACGAGATTGCAAGCTGCAGCTCGATCGAAGTAGAATACCCAAATCGCTCTGGGATATGTCCTTAAACAAGACTTATTTCAGGGAAGAGACGCCGAATGGGACCCTCCCTGTACGATACTGCGGTGATCCGCGAATACCGTAAGTTAAGCTTGAGATCGGCTTTGAAGCCGATATAAGAACAGGAGCTGAAATAGGCCACCTACTTCTATCGGTGAAGTAAAATAACCAAATCGCTACCTGAAAGGGTAGAAGAGACGCCGAATCGTGTAATACGACTTGACATACACTAATACTGACTAGCAGGAAAGCGAGTGTCCTCTTGATCGCTCTGAGTGTGAGCGGGTAGACTACT